GCTTATGGTTATTATAACAGATTGCGTACAGTACCGTGGTGTTTTAATTGTAATACTTGCGGCTTGATATCTTTAGGTCGGAAAAAGATAACAAAACTATTGCTAATTTCATATAACTGATAAAAAACGCAACTGAGCACCGATCTATATAGCGTTAAAAGCTAAACGCGCTATCGGATGATAGTGGTCATATTGAACGCTTAAGCCCACCCACGCGTCACGTTTAATTCAGAGACTGGCAAAGACTATTTTGCCAAAACGGCAATTAACTGGAATTTAAATATTTGCGTTGGAGACGGTTTTATTGTTTCGTTAACAAAAGAGAACTTCCTTACCACTATCCGCCCGAATGCCCATCAACAAAGACGGATATACATAAATCACGAAATATTCTTACATGATATAAACAGCGATTACCTCTGTTAGTAAAATCTATCAACCATGAATCGACTTCGCGTCGATTCTTTTTTATTTGACGTAAAAATGAGGCTAGAAATCCTGTACGTTCAGTTTTTGTAGCTTCATCAAACGTCAGAGGTATGTTTTGGCAAAAAACGGAGAGTTGGCTAGCAATAATTAGCAACCACGTTCATTTTGTCAGGGTGTACAGGCGAAGATATCCAACCAGTATGAGAGTGACTGCGAGCACTCTCATACACTAAACGAAAGGAGCTGAAAAATGGCAGCAAAAAACAAACAGATCAAAAAAATCATCAGTTGGGTAGTCGGACTACCAGCCGCGATAATCGCAATCAGCGAGCCAACAGATCTGCGTTTTTGGTGGGTGCAGTTCGCAGCAATTGCGGTGCTAGCAGTCGTGCTATTTGCGAACGGTGCGTTCGACGAAGCTATACAAGAATTAAAATCGCGAAAGGAGATTTGGCGATGAAGATACACGTAAACATGATGCCGTCACCAGTTCAGCTGGTGCCGGTACATAAGCGCGAGCCACTCGATAGAGTTATTGACAGACTGCGCGAGTTGGACGACCACGATTTTGACAAGTCGGTAAAAGTAGCGAAGTGGCTGCGGATTTTTGACAAAGGGATGAAGTGGATTGAGGGCAAGTTTTATGGACGAAAATAGTTTGTTGGAAAAACTGGAAAACCTAATCGATCCGACGTTTCTTGATCGAGCTTTGGCGGGGGAGGCGTAAGTGGCAGACGCTTACTATAGCCGACCAGAGTGGTCATATTCGTCAATGAAGTTGATTCTCGACCACGGCATCGATTATGCGGTCGCCGCTAAACGTGGAGACCTGCCAGACCTAGACAGCAAAGCTATCGATTTGGGACAGCTAGTGCATATGCTAGTGCTTGGCGGCGAGGATCAATTCGCCATCAGCACCTTTCCTGATTTTCGGTCAAGTGCTGCTCGAGCGTGGCGCGACGAGCAAAAAGCCGCCGGCAAACATATTATCACCCTGGATATGTTCAAAGCCGCTGATCAGATTTTGAAAAATATCGAGAATCACCCGCTAGCAAAGCAATACATTTTTGCCAAAGGTGCAACCTTTGAGCACGAAATGTACGCTCGCACCGCCGACGGCGTAGATATGAAAGGTAAGGCTGATGTACTGATTCGCACTAATGAATCGGCCATGATAACCGACCTGAAAACTACCGCAAAGTTCGACAAGTTTTTCAAAACTGCGCAGTCAATGCACTACGATTTGCAGTCAGCAGTTTACACGCTGGTGACGGCATCAAGCTTAGAGCTAGACCCGGCGCTAGTCAAGTTTGCCTACTGTGTGGTTGAGTCCGTCGCACCATACCGCGTGCAATTCATGATTGCCGGCATCGACTTTGTTGAAGCCGGCGAACGCAAGCTGCGTACGTGTGTTGACGAAATCATAAAGTTTGGCGACAGCGAGCCGAATTTCCTCATTGAAGAAGTGAGGGAGCTGGGCGACTGGAGCCTATAAAAGAAAGGAGAATATGAAAGTCTTTAATAGTTTAGATCCGACCGAAAAACCATCAATTCTGATGGTTGTGTACGGCGAGGGCGGTGTTGGTAAAACAACGTTTGCAGCCACCGCACCACGACCGATTATCGCTGACTGCGAAAACGGTAGTAAATATTTCGGACTTCGCGGCATCGCAGCCGACGTGGCGCTGATCGAAAAATGGGACGATATGCAGGAGTTCATGCAAATTGCACTCACTGAAGACTACGACACGGTAATCATCGACCCGATTGGCGAGCTGATGGAGAAGTTGATCGCCTACATGCGAAATAGAGCCGACAGCAAACTGGTCCAGCGTGACGGCAACCCGACCATGGCTGGCTGGGGCTGGCTGAAATCGACCATGCGAAACTTTTTGAAAACCATGCGCGACAGCGGCAAGCATATTGTCATCGTGGCTCACGTTCAAGAGAAAGACGATGATGGCCGAGTTATTAAACGTCCGATGGTCGCCACAAGGCTATCTGAGGAACTGGTCAACCTGGTGGACATCGTCGGTTACATGACGACGATAAATGACACCGATACTGGCGACACTAAGCGCCTGATCATCGTTGATCCAGCCAGCGACAAGTACGTCGCCAAAGACCGCACTGGCCGACTAGGCCGCTACATCGAGCCAGATTTCACGAAAATCGTCGATGGAGTAAGAGGCGACGCTGAGTACGCGTGGATTGCACCGGCGCCGACATTGGCAAGCCGAGAGCAGATTGAAGCGGCTGCCAAACCAACCGTTCCAAGCTCACGCGTTGAAATGACCGGCGCTCGCCTTGGCAAATCTGAAGCAGATAGGAAATAAAGGAGGACACATGTCACAACTACAAGAATACGTCGACTCACAAGTCGCAACAATATCACCGTTCAAGGTGAAATCTCAAGAATTGCTTGAGCAGGCCAAAGCCAAAGAGATAACTGACGACGCAACCGCCAAAGAAGCAGTTGCTATCCGCAAGCTGATCACCTCGCACCGCACTGAAGTTAAAAATGCACGGTTGGCGATCACTCGCAACTTCGACAGCGTCAAGTCGCAATTCATCGACGCTGAAAAGGACGTTCTGGCACCAGCCGAAGAAGCATTGGAGAATATCAGCCAGAAAATCCTGGCATATCAAGAGGAGCAGGAGCGACTAGCAAAAGAAGAAGCGGCACGCGTTGACGCTATCTGCGCCAAGTTCGCTACCAACGCCAAATCACTGCGCAGCCAGAAAGCCTGCGATGAGCGAGGCGCTGAGTTGAAGCAGATATTCGCTGAGCTACCTGAAGCTAATCAGAACCACGCTGAAATCAAGCTGGCATTCACTAAAGCCATCAACGAGTTGTTGACACGTAAAGACGAACTGACAACCGCTGAGCGTGATGAGACTGAAGCTGCGAAACTAGCCGCACAACGTAAACGTGAGCAGGAAATCGCTGAAGCCGAGGCGGCCAAAGCTGCTAAAGCACAGCAGCCAACCGTCAAGTCCGGCATTAAAACCAAGACGGTGTTCACGGTCACCAACCCTGAATTGGTGCCACGCTACTTGTGCGAGCCGAGCGACAAGCTAATCCGCGAAGCCATCGCTAATGGATTACGTGAAATCCCAGGCGTGGAGATTCGCGAAGAAAAGAGTTTCTAGATATGGCGGCAATCAACACAGTAACTCTAATCGGCCGTGTTGTCCGAGACATTGAAGTCAACTCGACTCACAGCGGCGAGTCCGTATCATCATTCGCAATAGCGGTTGATGGCTACGGCAAAGATGCCGACGCTAGTTTTATCGATTGCGTGGCTTGGAATAAAGCAGCTGAACTGCTGGCAGAGTACGCACCGAAAGGCAAGCAGATTGGTATCACTGGCCGCCTACAGACGAGAATCTGGGAGAAAGACGACATCAAGCGTAAAGCGACTGAAGTCATAATCGATCAGTTCCAGCTTTTGAGCGACGCCAAGGGCAGCAATAACGCCGCACCGGCGACTGAGCGATATGCTGAAGACGACGCTAAAGTGGCAAACACAACGACTAATCAAGCGGCTAAATCAAGCGAGGATATCGACATCGACGCGCCGATTGATTTGAGCGAAATACCATTTTAATAAATGAAAGGAGAGCTATGACGGGAACGAAGAGTGGCGGCAAGAAAGCTGCCGCGACAAATCTCGCAAAAAATCCAAACTTCTACCGTGAAATCGGCAGAAAAGGCGGATCGAGGTCAAGAGGCAACAAAACAGGCTTTGCGCTCAATCGGGAGGCAGCTCGGATTTGCGGCCGAATCAGCAAGCGTAGACCTAAGCAGGATGACGAGCTGGCTGAATTTGAAAAAATCGCACCGTATGGCAGATGTAATATGTGCAATTTAGCACTCATCAAATCTGACGCTGAGCGAAAGAATTATCCAGATATGCACGAAAATTGCATGTATGAGAGGTTTAGAGATTAACAAATGATAAGATACACAATTCCGCACATGGTCTGGATTGGTAAGCAGGCATATAGATTGGTCAACGCTGACATTGATGGTAAACGATTCAATCTTCGGTATGAGAGCATACCTGACATAAACGGAAGCGAGTTTGAGTTTAGTATTGGATTTGAAACATTTGGTCTTACGCCTCGAGCTAAAGATGTCGAACGAGAATTTACCGAGCGACTTGAGTTGCTTGGCGGTACAATCGAGGATCCAAATGACTAAAAAAGCACTTCGTAAAAAGCAACGCCGCAAGCGCAAGAAATTGGAGGCTACGTAATGTCTCTGATGAACTGCACATTTACGGTTCGCTGGAGCGACGAGAATAATAAACCGCATGCGAAAACCTACGCTACCGAAGCTGATGCTAAGCGAGCCAAGAGATGGCTATTGGAGCACGGCGTTCGGGACGTGGATATCGCAGTAAGAGTTAACAATAAGCCAGCCGGCAGTCTACAGGACAGTGAAAAGCAACCTAAGGCTGCGGCTGAGCAGAAAGGGTTTTGGTGGGAAAAATGAGTAGTATCGCCTCACTAACTAAGCAGCAGATCGCCGTGTATAAAATGGCGCAGAAACCAACGCCACAGAATAGGGTTTTGGAAAATGTCAGACTGGTGCAAAAGCCTGCTCAATGAACATCCCGCAGAGCGCTCTCGCTGCTGCTGATAAAGTCATGAAGACTGACCTTGACCGAGCGTATGTTCATGACGGCAAAATCATTGTTCGCACAAATCCGTACGGTGAAATGGTGCCGATTGACGAGAGTTTTCCGATCAAAGCTGAGATTCCATTCCAGGAGCAAACCGAGCTGCGCTTCCCGGAGACACGCCCGTTCGTTGAACAAAAAAGTTCAGAGGCGTTTCCTGTCAAATCGGTCGTAGTTAATCTTAAATTGCTTATTGAGGCACTGCAACAGTTTAAGCAGAGTGATGGCATGATGGGCGGCGTAGTTATTCATGTCGGCAAGCATAACGAGCCAATCTTGATAAAATCCTCGCCAGATTATGCCTGGGATGGAAACGAGATTGTGGCTGGCGTTGCACCGATAAAATCTGATGACGCATAAACACCATTAACCAATGACCTGTCATACGTCGAAAAACTGGGCTAGATTAAACCAATTTCCCCACTTGGGTACAAAAGTTTAGAACATTAACATTTCAACCGCATAACTGGGTAGATGATGGTAGTATGTGGGGCATAGAGGTCTTGAAAAAGAACTACGCGAGGAAAACATGCGAGGCGTAGGTAGTGTGTTTTCTAAAACTCGTGCCCCGAATACTGCTATCGTCTGTTCAACTGGCAGCATGACCCGAGGAATAAAGCTGGGTTCCCGAATGGGAGTAAGTCGTCGAGACGAGAAGTCCTTTGCTCCGTGATTGTGCCGTCAACTGGCTATATAAGTGGCTCTTGAAACAAGTCTGAGCAGTGGAAACTAGAGCTAGTCGTCGCTGTTATAGTGTGCGGATGTGACTATACGAGTACTGAAACGGCGCTACAGTAGCATTATTGCTAACGCGTGAAGGATTGCAGTCTCTCGGCAAATCATCACCTTATATAGCCACTCTGGTAACGTGTTCGGGGCGTGAGGGCGGTGCGAGTAATCAGCCGCTTAGCGCGCCATCGCTGTCCTCCCTACAGGTTGCCAGCACCAGTTATGCGGTTGAGCCCCGTAGAACGTGTTTTTTTAGGTAAAGCGCTCTACGGGTAAATAATTTTATGGACATAGAGAAAGGAGATGTCAATGATTTACGAAGCAGAAATTGAACAAACTGTCATGGGAAGAATTTTTATTAAAGCCGACAATCTTGAGCAGGCAAAACAAGTCGCCAAGCGATGCGTGCAAGACGAACAAAACCTCGTAAATGTCGATTTTGACGAGATTTGGGGCTACGATGTTAGAGATGTGTCAAAGGCAGATTCCGCTGGTGGTGTAGAGATTATCAAAGCAGAGGATGTACTGTGAAATATACAACTCGTATTAAGTTTATAGCAGATAGACTATCTTTTAGAATTGGTGATTTAACACTGATGTACGAGCATAAACAAGTTGACCCAGACGATTTGAGCGGTCGCTCGAATGTAACGAAAAATCTAAAAAAGCTTAACGACCATAAAGGAGATGTAAAGAAATGAGCGATTATAAAAAGAATGATTTCGATAAAATCATCAATGAAGCGTCAGAATCGAAAAAAGAGTCTAAAAACAAAGACGAACCTAAAATCGATGAAAATCTTCTCGCGATTTCAGACGCAGCGAAGAAAAACTTCGCGCGTATTCTATCGGAACAAGTAGATGTATTCGTTGAGGGCGGCTCATTAAGGAAATGGAGACAAAACAATCTCGCTAACTACATCGCAATAGACGTGTACGACGCAATAACTGATGAATCCCGCAAGGTTCTTGAAAAATTAATAGGAACAGTTACTGATGTCGATAATCCTGAACTCATCAACCACATTACCAACGTACTTATGTACCTTGCTGCCCGCCAAGCAGCAGGCGAAGCTATAGCTGACGCGGAGGACAAGTAATGGATAAAATCGAACTTAAAGAGTCGGCGTTTCGGCAGTCTTACGACGGGCTTACTATCGGTGACAAAGTGTATTTCAATTATCGAGATGAAAGAAAGAGCAATCCCGATAGATATGGACTTGGCGTTGTTGTTGCCGGTGGGGTATTTGAGGAGCAATACGACATATGTCTCTTTTGGATTTTTGTGATATATAAAACTCGAAAAGTAACCAAGGTACTGATTGAGTTTAAGGACGACTTACAAAATACCGAGCATTTTCTGAGAGAGCCGAGTGAATGCCTCAAGGCGGTTGATGGAGAAAACGGTAATGCCTAATCTCGCAAACATAGACAATCCAACCGAGGATCAAGAGCAAGAAGCATTTGTGCAGTGGCTTGATGATAATAGCTACCCGCGCTTCAGAGTACCCAACGAAACATTCACTAAAAGCTACAAACAGCGAATCAAGAACAAGAGACTTGGCGTGAGTTCTGGCATTCCGGATTTGGCCGTGGTTGTCCCGACAAAGGCAATCGCAGAGCGTTACGCGGTTAGTAGAGACTACGAGGCGTGGTATGGCAGTCGCCTGGTATTCATCGAAATGAAACGCAAGAAAGGAGGCGTGACATCAGAAAATCAGAAGAAGTGGATTAAGACACTCAATGAAGCTGGTATTCAGACTGTTGTTTGCAAGGGTTGTGATGAGGCAATTGAGTTTATCAAATCAATAACTAAATAAGGAATTTAGATGAGACTAATTAAAAGAATCAAAGCGATGTTTGACGTAGGCAACCAGGAGCAGATAATGCTGAAAGCTGAGTCTGAATTTGAGGTTGGTAACACGGTGGCATTTAGGCGAAGTGGGAGTCCGGAGGTGTCGTACGGTACGGTGGTTGCGGTTAAAGGCGATAAGGCGGTTATTGATACGGGTATGTCAATTTTTCGCCAAACGTTCATCCTGCCGTTTGACGAGCTGATCGTCATTCCACCGAAAGCACAAGAGCAATCGAACGATTGAGAGGTTTATGACCGAAGTGGAACGCTTGACTGCTTGATAAAACAGTCAAAGCATTTTATAGCTAGGCGCTGGTGAGATTGAGTGGTTGGGAGGCCGCGATTGCCAGCGCCTAATCTGTATATTTCAGAGGTAGAGGAGGGATAACAAACATGGTCAAATGGCTAAAAATCGACAGACAAGACAAGACAAGGCGACGCCGTCAGGAGATCGGGCAGGTCGCCATTTATTATATTTCGAAACAAGCAATTATTATTGGCGACGAGCGAAAATGCAAGCCGTTGTCGCACTACATTCTCTTGCAGTCTTGGCAAGACCGAAATAAGAAACCATACCAAAATATGCTGCGCAAGTTGAGGAACACGAAAGATTTGACTTTCATGCAGGCACAGCTCATCGCAAATAGTTACGGCGTGCACATCTCGGCCGTTTCCGAACAGTCAATACCAAAGGAACTACGCGTCAATCTCTAGAATTATAATCATGAAAGATGACTTCAAATCATGTCCTAAGTGCGGCCGAAAGTATAAGCGGCAAGACAACTACGATATCCACGTGGCTGGTTGTAAACGTACATCGCCGTCAACTCATGGCGGTGCTAGAAAGGGTAGTGGTGGGGTTAAGGGTAAAAAAACTCAAAAAGTGCTAGATCGGATGAAAGAGAAGCAGCGGATTTTAGACCGAATTACCAGGAACGCTGACAAGCTGTACGAGGCACAGTTCCGACTGGCAACAGGTGTGCAGCTGCTGTTTGTGATTAAGACTGACCGCAAGGGCAATCGGTTACCAGCAGAGCAAGTTACCGACCCCGAGACTATCGCGGCATTTCTCGACGGTAAGCTGGATGGTGTAGATGATGAGTACTATTTCATTGCTACGCAGAAGCCAGATAACAAAGCTATTAAGGACATGCTCGACCGAGCATTCGGCAAGCCAGTTGATCACGTTGACTTATCTGTCGATGTTCGCGAGAAGCAGCCACCAAAGATCGTCTCGACTATCAAGCCGCGCAAAACGAAAGGCGAATAGCTCATGTCGCTAGAATTAAAGCCGAAGCAGCAAAGCGTTGTCGATATTATTAACGATTGTCCCGAAGTCGACACCATCTATTTAATCGGTGCAGTGGGCACAGGCAAAACAGACATTGCGGCACATATCGGCATAGATATTTGTGATACATTCGAAAAAACGTATTGGACAGTGTTTCGTAAGAATATTAGCACTGCGAAGCGATCGGTTATTCCGTCGTACCTGACAATGCTCGACCGCAAGAACTTCAAAGAGGGCGAGGACTACACATACAACGGCCAAGATTATGAAATTAAGTTCCCCAATGGTTCAAAGATTGGTTTTGTGGAGGCAGACGAGACGAAAGACAGGAACGGACAGAAGATTAAAGGTATCAATGCCAGTGCTAGCCACATAGATGAAGCCGACGAATTATCACTGACGATGTTCACTACAGCTAGATCCCGTAAGGGCCGCCGCAACACCAACGGGCAGCCGAGCATCGCTATCATCACCCTCAACCCAAACGATGTTGAGCACATTAAAGAGGTCTATATGCGTTGGAAGTATGGTGGAAATGGCAAGTATGAGCCACTGCCACCGAATATTCGTGTGGTCGAGTTTGATTTGTCCGACTCTTGGCAGATGCAATCAGACATTGACGCTATGATGACCAACCCGATTTGGTGGGTTGAACGGTACCTAAAAAACAACTGGGAGTACCAAGACGAGAGCAAAACGATATTCCGCTCGAGCATCTTTGCCAAGGCGATTGTTAAAAGTTATGAACCAGGTCGCAAGACGACTGGGTACGACGTGGCGCGTGATGGAGTTGACCGTAGCGTCGCGGCAGATTGGGAGAACTTGACACTGATTGATGGCAGCATCACGAAAGATTCAAGCGAGCAGATGGAAACAGGCAAGCAGGCAGAGTGGCTGATTGATCACTCAGACAACTTTGCGATTGGCTACGAGAATATTGCAGTCGACGGGGTGGGTGTTGGCGTTGGTGTTATCGATGGGGGCAAAGACCGTGGTGCTGAGTTTGCGGTGTTTAAGTCTGGCTTTTCGCCCGACCCATTCCTAACGTTTGATGACGAGCCGAAGAGCCGAGAGGATGCTGAGCGTTCACAGGAGCTGATGGCATTCAATAATCTGCGATCACAGGTGGCGTACATGCTGGCAATGGGACTAGACAGCGGTAAGGTGAAAATCCTCGACAGTTTCCCATTTCTCAATGAGTTTATCAAGGAGGCGCAAATGCACCACCACGAATATAAAGATAAGGTGTTTGTGCTGGAGTCTAAGGAGTCAATCAAGAAGCGGCTCGGCAAATCTCCTGACATATTTGACTCTGTACTAATGGGCTTTTGGCTGCAGCTGAGGCATGAAGTGGTGATGGAGTGGGCTGGGATTATGTAATCCGTATATTTACAGTTAGAGGGCTATATGAAATTGAAAGACTTTTTGCGCAAATTAAAGTTTCAAAAGCCAGACAGGGATACTGTCATTGAGGCGTGGATAGGGCTGCTGATGTTTGTCGGCGTGCCATTTTGTATTTGGCTATATTACGGCGGCAAGGTCGCCACAGTGGTATTTGTCGGCGTGCAGCTGATGTTTTGGTCGGTTTATTTATATAGGAGCAACAAGTAGATGGGAATCATTAAAACAGCCATGGGGTTAAGAGGTGAGCGGCGAGTGAGCGGTGTTGACCCTGCTTTTCAGAGATTATCGATGTTTGATCACTACCGAGCCAGCAGTTATGCGACGGCTTATCCTAATATTCGCACGATTGCTAATAAATACATGACGGTGCGGCCGTTTGCTATTAATGGCAATGGAGAGCAGATTGATCATTGTGTTATTGACGCGCTGTACCATCCGAACAAATCTGACAGCTCCGTAGCGTTTGCCGAGAAGATAGCTGTATCGACGTTATCGCTACGCAAGACATACATTTTGGCGTGGAGCAACTACGGCGGCACGGCAAAACCTGGCGGTGACTTCATGGGGCAGGGCGGCAAGAATATTGCCGGCTTTACGTTCCTAGAATTTCCGCGAGTTGCACGAGTCGGGGGCAAGACAACATACACCGTCGGCACACAGACGTTCACTGAGGACGAGGTGTTAGTGCTGCCTGGCGGCGTTGATCCAAACGACCTGTACGCTGGATATTCGCCATCTGAGGCCTCACGCCGCTGGGCAACACTCGACGACTACATCGCCGATTTTCAAGCTGGCTTTTTCGAGAACGGAGCAGTGCCGGCTGGGCAGTTCATTATTACCGCACCAACACGGCAGGCGTTTCAAGCGAGCGTGGCGATGTTGCAAGACGCTCATCGCGGAGCTGGTAGTAATAACAATGTCACCTACACACACCGACCGGTTGACTCCAAGACCGGCAAGCCGTCGACCACAGCGGCCGTTGAGTGGGTGCCATTTTCACAGCCAAACAAAGATATTGACTTCGAGAACTTATTTAAGCAGGTAGACAGGCGAATTGATACGTCATTTGGCGTGTCAGCAATCATGAAAGGCATTGATGATACAGCTACATACGCCAACGCACAGGTGTCAAAACAGGTGTTTGCTGAGAATGTCGTTGATCCACTGCTGTTACGTAACTACACACAGCTGACGCACGAATTGAACCGAATCACTGGCGGCATGGGCATAGCCATTACTTACGAATTCGCTATTCCGCAAGTTGTTGACGAGGTCAAAGTGCAGGCTGAGGCTGATGATATTCGGATTAACAGCATCTTGAAGCTAGAGGCGGCTGGATACAGTACCGAGAGTATCATTGATGCGTTGAAATTGCCGAACAACTTTAAGCTGCTGCGTAAGGGCAACTACAAACCGCCAGAAATTGAGAACGATAAGCCAGATGTTGACGAGGGTGATGAAGTAGCAGACGCACCTGATCGCCGCAAGGTAGACGATGTGGGGGCCTGGGGAGAAGCGAACGGCACCAGCCCAAAAGCATCAGCCGACAAGCAGCCACAGACACTCGATGATTTCGAGCAGCTGATTTACAATGCAACGACGGAGTTCATGCAGAAACAGGTTGATCGAGCCATCTCTGATTCTCGTCAGGTGGCTGAAAACAGTACTGAGGAAGACGACGAGCAGAACGAGTTTGCCGAGGCACTGCTGCTGATCATCGTGGCGTTGATGATAGTTCAAGGTGCAATTTACTTCGAGGACGGCAAGCAATTACTGATAGACAACGGCATATCCACTGCTGGATTAACTGGCTTTGTAGTGGCGGCATCGACGCAGGAAGCCTACCGAGCTTATCTGCTAAACGTGGCACGCTCATATGCTGACGATACGGCCGCCTCAATCCGCCATGTGCTTGATCATGCGGCATCTCATGGTTGGGCACAGTCTGAGCTGGAGGAGAAGTTACGCGGCATTATGAAGACCGACGAATGGCGAGTGCAGCGAATGGCTCGCACTGAAATATCACGAGCTGATGCACTGTCGAGCGTTGAGGCGATGAAGCAGGTACAGAATCAAACAGGAACGCTGATCGAGAAAGCGATGGAGAGTGAAACTGGCAAACCATGTGAGTTTTGTGCCACGCTAATCGATAAATGGGTGGCAGTTGATGAGCCAATCTTGAATCTGAATGAGGCAATTATTGGCAGGGACGGTGGCATATTTATCAACAACTTTGCACAGAACGATGGCTACGATGTACACCCGAACGGTCATTGCCATCCGAAGTACCGTGTTGTCAAGGCATATCTCAACACCGAGCGGCGAATTATCGATGACGAGATGGCTGATTTAGATTTGCGGTGCGAGGAGTGCGGACGCTATCTGAACATTAAGGGTGTTACGCAGATGATTGCACAAGTACGTTGTAGCAATGCGAAATGTAAGCATGTCAATAACATCAAAATCGTAAATACCGCCTCGACAGACGACCAGGTGCGTTATGAGTTCGATAAATCGTAATCTGTAGTCTTAGAAATAAGACGAGAGCAAAACGCTCAAATTGGACGGGCAAGCAGGAGTCGAGACACTAACTTTAACAAGGAAAAAAGCATGAAGTTCTGGAAGTGGAGCAATTCCGTTTCATCGAATAATCAAGAGCTTATACTTGACGGGCCTATCGCGAGCGATACCTGGTGGGGCGACGAAGTCACACCCGACCTATTTCGCGAAGAACTCAAGCAGCATGCGGGCGATTTGACAGTTGTCATTAACAGCCCCGGCGGCGACGTGTTCGCAGGCTTGGCTATCTATAACGCACTTGTGAACCATAACGGAAATGTCACTGTCAGAGTTGATGGTTTAGCAGCGTCGATTGCATCAGTAATTGCGATGGCAGGCGACAAGATTATCATGTCGCCAGGCTCAATGATCATGATTCACCGTCCGTCCGTTTATGCGGCTGGCACAGTGGATGACATGGAGAGAGCCAAGGATGTGCTGATGAAAATCGAGGAGGGCATCACGCCTATCTACGCCAAGCGAACAGGGCTGAGCGATGAAAAGATCGCTGAGCTGTTGGAGGCGGAAACGTGGATGCTTGCCGATAAGGCTGTCGAGCTCGGTTTTGCCGATGAGGTGTCTGAGGCGCCAGAGAAGCAAAAGCAAGACGAGGGCGTACAGAATGCATTTGGCATGAACTTTGCATTCAGTATGTCGGCAGTCAAGCAGGCAGACGCCAAGCCGATGCAGAGCCTGGTTGAACAGATCAAGGCGAAAGCAGAAGCGGAGGCAGCCAAGGCGGCAGAACCAGCCGAGGAAACGACGACTGAACCTGAAACGAAAACTGACGAACCAGCGGCACCGGAAGCCGCGCCAGAGGCAGAGCCTACTGACGAAGCTGAGCAATCAGAGCCGGATGAACCAACCGATAACAATCCTGAGGAGGATACGGAAATGGAACCGAAAGACATTGCAAAGATGCAAGTTAAAGAACCAGCTGATCCAGCAGCTGTCGACAAAGGCACTGTCGTAAATTACCTGGACACACCACAGGCGTTAGAAGACTTTGCTGATGTGTTGGTAGCTCAGGCAGGTGCTGGTGTGGCAGCCGTTCGTGAAGCTTGGATGGACAAACTTGAGGCTAACGGCGTACAGATGGCTGTTACTGGTGCTGACAAATTATTCCCAGCCCCAGTTGTTGAGGCAGTTGAGAGTGCGTTTAAGGCTGGCGGCCCAATTTGGAACCTAGTCGATAAAACTGGGCTTGACGCCTACAACACCGCTTGGGACACCAATACTGACGGTGCGTTGGGACACCAGGCTGGTAAAGACAAGAAAGAGGCTACAATTGCTATCGAAAACCGCGTGCTTGAGGGTCAATACATCTACAAGTACCTCACCCTGGACAAAGAGACTATCCGCAAGAATAAGAGCACTGGCTCATTATTGCGCTATGTATTGCAAGAGTTGCCAAAGCGAATTATCGCAAGTATCGAGCGTGCGATTGTTATCGGTGATGGCCTAAACGACAGCAGCGACGACAAGATCAAGTCGTTTGTATCTGTCAAGGCTGACGCTAAGGCTGGCAACGTGTTTGCTAAAACCTACACACCGAAAGCCAAAGAAAGCCGTCGTACTTCAATTCTGAATGCGATGGACTTGATTGAAGCCGAGGGTGATGTCTATATCGTCGCAAAACGCGGCTACATCACTTCATTGAAAGATGAACGTGGCGGCGATGGTCACATGCTGTATACGCCAGGCGTTAACATCCTAGAGGATTTAGAGTTGGCTGGTAAAATCACACCACAGTGGTTTAACGATACCAATGACGCTGACAACGATGCCTACTTGGTTGTATTCAACAAGTACAAGGTGGTTGGCGATCAATCAATCGAGAGCTACACCAACTTTGCGTTGAAGCAGAACAAGCATGAATACTTGCAGGAAATCTTCGCAGGTGGTGGCTTGAGCGGCATCGCGGCAGCAGTGGCTATTAAACACGTAGCCTAACAGGAAGGGGTGTAAGAGATGGCAGTATTGATAACTAAAGAAGATATCGAGGGCGTACTTTTACGCCCCCTTTCTGATACCGAGAATAAGTACTTTGAGCAGTTATTGCAGCAAGTGACGGAGACGTTGGAGGCGTTGCTAGATGTCAAAATGCAGGGCGAAGCAAATACGCCGCGTCGATATGAGACAACTTGCGGTTCGCGTTTCCTGGTTGTCGATCCGTTCACTAATCTATTGCCAGAAGTGACAGCAGAAAGCGATATGCCGCTGGTGGTCAAGTCGGTGAGTCAAGGTGATGAGCTGAATGCTAGCTGGTTCAATATCATTGAGATGGTTGATCCGCTGAGCGCTGGACGGTGCATCGTCAAGGCGGTGTGGGGATACGGAACGCCGTTGCCACATGGCTTGAGAATCCTCATTGCACGGCTATTTGACACGCTGTCAATAGCTAATCAAGGTAGTTTTTACAACAACGTAAAATCTGAAACAGTGCTGAGTCATTCGGTAACGTATGACAACGCCAAGCAGGTTATCGATCAGTTCGCTGAGGCGAATGTTGATTTACTGGCAAAGTTCGTAAAGCCAATCAGCAATTGCGTGGTGTCTGGCTACACCGATACGCCGCTGAGTCAGCGTGGAGTTCATCGCCATGATATTCCGCGATAGCATCACGCTGGTTGCACCTGTCAATGGCACATATCGCCAGACTGGCGGCGAGCGACACAACGTGAAGTGTGTTGTCGAGCAGACAAGTGGCTTGACTCGTGGCGGTAGCTACGATGCCATGACAGGCGACGCTAGAGCGTATCTGGATGGACGGGACGACTGGCTGTCATCAACTGGCTATTCAATTGAAGGCTACTTTGCCGAGGTGACGCTGTTTGGCGTTAAGCGAGTGTACCGCGTTGCCAACGTAGCAGTCGGCAGGGCAGTTATCACCAGCGGCACAGTGCAGCACGTTGAGATTGAGCTGGAAAGGCTTGATAGAGAGGTGTAATCATGCCGGTGGTCGACAATACAGTGGCTGTCAAACGATTCTTTCAGAATCAGGCAGCAACGGGGCTAAACGCTATGGCAAATCATACCTTGATGGTCGCTAATCTCATCGCACCATTCAAGCGTAGGGGGTCGCTCAAATCCCGCAATGTCGAGGTACGGAGAATTGGCAGAGACGCTATCAGATTGGCATGGAAGCCAGTCTACTCGCAGTACCAGAACCGCGGCAGGCGCGCGAATGGCACTCATGTGGTGCGTAAGTACACCACAGCTGGCACTGGCAAAGGTTTCGTTGATGAAGGTGTGAGAAGCACCATGAAAGATTACAAGAGGTTTTTTAGATGAATGTATCGTTGGAGATCGCAAAAGCAGTGGCCACTGTCACCGGCGGGAAGCTTGGCAAAGACGTGTTTGTCGGGCGACTGCCAGCAAGCAAGAGCCAAGATGGTATGGTGGCGGTTGCAGCTAGCGGCGGTGAATATGACGGTGGCAACTTAGGTAATACCAAACTGACCACCGAACTAACGATTACCGTAGTGAAAGCTGATGCGGCTGAGCTATACGAGCTCGACAGCAAGCTACGTACGGCATTGATGCAGTTGCCATACACTGACGCGAGATTTATTCGCGTGAGCGTATTTCCGATGCAAGACAACGCCTATGAAGCCTCTGAATTGCGGATGGGGGTATGGAGTGCCCAATCTGTAACATTAGTTTTGAAAGATTAAGCAAAGGAGTAATTAAATGGCAGCAATCGATTACGCCGGCTTGAACCACGATCTGTATTTCGGGGACAAGACTGGTAAAAACTTCAAGCAAGTCCTAGGTGTGAACGACCTGGACTTTGACAACGACAAGGATGAGGTGACACGTGATTTTATCGACGGTACGAACCTCAAGCTTATCAAATCGTTCAAATCGACCATCAAGTTTAAGGTGACAGACATTGGGCAGGACAACCTCAAGAATATCGTGCCTGGCTATGTTTATAACAGTGGCGAAACGATTGACGGCACTACTGGCGTTACTGTTGGTGCAAAGGGGGCTGTACAGGTAGGCTTGCAAAAGGGCAGCTCGACACAGGTGCCTGGCATATTCAAGCTGGTACCAAAATTAGCAGCTCAAGCAGGTCATACGTTGTTCATGCTTGATGCAATGGCAACCCTGAGCGATATCAGCCAGGAAGATGGCTTGACCGAGTTTGAAATCAGCGTGACCGGCAAGCTCGTCAAAGGCGACCTGACGTTCGCTTAACAGTGGTGACACGGTGCTAAAAACACCGTGTCAATACCTAAATTGATAAAAAGTAATGTAGTTTTTACAGCACAAGACTACGAAGAGGGAGAGAAAGATGGCTTTTAAGCTTAAAAATCAGAAGGAGAAGCGAGTATTGTTTGATGTTGAAATGTCTGGCGAGGGCGAAGACGTCAAGCACTACAAATATCTCATTCCGCGCATCAAGCAATACAAGGCGATGGAGGCAAACACTGCCCGCTTGAAGATTAGCGGCACTGATGGCAAGTCAATCACCGGCAGTGTCATCGTGATGGACATTGTCGAGCGAACGAAGACTGTAGAGGGCGAATTGTCGTTATACGAACTACTCAATGAGCTTGACGCCGACAATTCTGACGCGCTGATTGAGGAGGTTTTACGTCTGGCTACTACGAGCATCGCGAAATTAGCAGCCGAGGGTGCTGACATTCAAGAGGTAGAAGCCTAGTATGAACGAGGATTTGCAACCTGATTTTGACCAGGAGAAATACGAGCGATTCATTCGTAGTCAGGTTAACAAAGTCCTTTCGAGTTTCGAGGAGCGTGTTTATTTAATCATGCGGCACTATCCGGCATATGACCTGAACGCCGCTATGGAATTAGACACAGCGGACGCGATATCGATGGCTAAGTCGGCGCTAATCAGCGAATATCAATCGTCGATGATGTTGATGTCGGTTATAGCCTCGTCGATGAATAGAGAATCCTACAAAAAAATGCGCTCATCGATCGAGAGCGCAATAAAGAGGTTGGGCTGATGGCGCTACTGCCGTTTGGTGGTGTTGACGTAGCCGCGACTAGTGTTGTAGCGGTCGACTATCTCACCGGCCTTAAAGAATGTGTAGATAGACCCGATATACATATAACCAAGAGTAAAGGTGTATACGAGTCCAGTCTTGATATCGCCGATATAGAAATACGGCAAACCACTCAGCATAGGAATAAATCCGAGGAGCGACCTTTTCTTAAAAGTCTCGACGTCTTTCATGTAATAAATCCTTTCCTTAATAAAGAAATTATATCACAAAGCACAGCACTATGAACCAAGGAATAATCACCGTCACCTACAGAGTGAACAAGTCGGAACTCGACAGAGGTATTAACGACGCTCAGAAAAAGATGAAAAAGGCGGCAGCCGAACACGAAAAAGACACAAAAAAGATGTCTGATTCGTGGAAAAAGGTTGGCGCTGGTTTTGCGCAAATCGGTAGTGGCATCCGGTTGGCGGTCGCTGAAAGTGCGGCGGTCGTTAATAATGAACTAATTTCGCCCGTCACCAACAAAGTGGCAGCCCTGGGTAGCAAGGTTGGCGCTGGGCTGACAGCTGTCGGCGACCGTGTTGCTAAATTCGTCGAGCCGGTCACAAGCAGAGTTTCTGCTATTGCCAAGAGCGTTTCGACGGCGTTTACTTCTGTTGGCAACGGAGTGATAAGCGCTATGACACGCATGAAAGATGGGGTGCTGAATAGAATAAGCTTGGTAACAAACGGCATTGTGGGGTTTGGTCAAAAAGTAGGCGGCGCATTCGTTAGTGTGGGCAACACTATTGCGGCGCCATTCATAAGCCTGGGCAATAAGATATCGAGCTTTCTTGCGCCAGTCGGACAAAAGATATCCGCCGTGTTTGGTGGAATCGGCGGCGCGATTGGACGCAATTTGGCGCCCGGACTGTCGACGATTGTTAGCCAGGTAATGCCACACATCAACTCTCTGGCTAGCGGCTTAAAGGAGAAATTAGGCGGTGCATTGAGTCATGTCGGTGGCGTGGCTAAAGGACTAGGCAAGGCATTTGCTGTTGGAACGGCAGCCGCAGCGGTGGCGATTGGTGGGCTGGCTAAAAAATCAGTCGAGGGTTTTGCGGAATGGGAACAGTTGGTTGGCGGTGTTGACACGCTGTTTAAGAAGTCGAGCGACACAATTCAGGCGTATGCAGCGAATGCTTATAAAACGGCAGGATTATCGGCAAACCAATACATGGAGACCGTCACAAGCTTTTCAGCGTCATTATTGCAAGGTCTGAAAGGCGACACTGAAAAATCAGCTCAATATGCTCATATGGCCGTTACAGACATGGCTGATAACGCCAACAAAATGGGCACTGATATTGCAAGGATCCAGGATGCTTACCAGGGCTTCGCAAAAGACAACTACACCATGCTCGATAACCTCAAGCTGGGCTATGGTGGTACTGCTGGCGAGATGGCGCGCCTTATCAACGACACTGGCGTAATGGGCAAAGGATTTAAGGCGACGGCAGAAAATGTCAAAGATATTCCATTTGACAAGCTCATCGAAGGAATTCACAAGGTTCAAGAAAACATGGGCATTACCGGTACGACCGCTAAAGAAGCGAGCGAGACTATCAGTGGTAGCTTTTACTCGATGAAATCAGCGTGGTCAAATCTTGTTGCTGGGTTTGGTAATGAAGACTTGGACCTGAGCCAGTTGATAAATAACTTCCTAGGCTCGTTTGAGACATTTCTAAAAAATCTAACACCAGCACTCGCGAAGTCGATTGGAGGTATAGCTATGGCGCTGCCTCAGGTGGTTGATCAATTGTTGCCATTGATTCCACCGATAATGCAGCGTTTAATACCGGCTGTTGTGCAAGGAGCTGTAGCGCTTATTCAAGGATTAGTGGCGGCATTCCCATCGGTACTACAGGCGCTACTACAAGCTGTTCCCGCTCTGGTTGCGGCAGCTACGCAGTTATTCATGTCGTTGCTATTGGCGTTGCCAGATATAATAACGGCACTTGTTAACGCGGTACCCGCTTTGGTTAATACAGTAGTGGACGTTTTGAGTAGTCCAGAGTCGTTGCAGCAAGTAATTATGGGAACAATAACACTACTGCTGGCGATTATCGACGCGGTACCAACTATAATCAATGCGCTTGTTATCGCTATACCACGCATCGTTGACGCCATCATTAATACAGTGACGAAGCCAGAATTTATCGTGAAAATGGGCGAGGCGGCTGTTCGCTTAATGTTCGGAATCGTTCGTGGTATCGGCAGCATGATTGGCGATATCGGAAATGCCACCTGGCAGGTTATTAACCAGATAGCCTCTGTACTGTCACCGTCCAGCTTGTTTAATATCGGTGTTAATTTTCTTAAGGGGTTATGGAACGGCATCAACAATGTTACGGGCTGGATAGTTGGAAAAATTAAAGGGTTCACCGATGGCGTGATTAAGAGCATTAAAGGGTTCTTTGGCATTCATTCACCGTCTCGCGTGATGATGCAAATCGGCGAATTCCTCGGTGAGGGCATGGCTATAGGTATCTCTGGCAGTGCCGATGGCGTGCTTAGTGCGGTGGACAATATGAACGACGCTATTTATGGTCGGATAGCAACATCGATTACGCCAGATTTGGCGCTGTCTGGCAGCGGTAGCGTGTCGCTCAGAACTGATGATATCTGGGGCGGCAAAAATAATGGCGGCTCTAATGATGGGTATCCGCAAATCAACCAAACCGTCAACCTGACAAACGGCATCGATGTCGATCAATATAACCGCAGCCTGGTGCAACAGATGAGGAGGGACTACTGATGAGAACCTATGACGTGCGAATCACCAATATGCGCACTAATGAGAGCGTGTTTCTAGCGGGCAGCAAACAGGGGCTATCACATCTGACACCGCCACTGAAAGGCTTTGGCGATCCTGACGTTCGCAACAGCCAGTATGTGTTTTCTGGTGCCGACGGCGGTAGCGTTGATGAGCAGTTCTATGGTGTGCGGCAAATACCGCTGAGCTTTTTCGTGGTAGTGGAGCACGACGGAAGGCTTGCTGAGATGCACGCCGAGATGGCAAAAATTGCTAGAACCATCAAAATCCGCGACAAACTGCGAGTGCAGCTATTCACGCCAACTGGACGCGTCTACCAAACCATCACCAAACTGACGCAACCTCTTGATCCGAAAATTGAGTGGCCGCTCATTGCCGACTATGACATCGAGCTGGTAGCGGGCGATCCGCGAATGTACGACTACACTGACGGTGCCGCACAGCGAATCACGCTAGAACGTCCACGTGACGGTGGTTTATTGTGGAGTCCTACGGGATTGCTTTGGGAGCGTGACGGCTTGCACTGGGTGGCTGGCGGAGGAGTGAACCACGCCATCAATGATGGCAATACGTACGTCTGGCCAACAATAACGATTTCCGGCAAAGTCACCAACCCGACCGTATCCAACCAGACAACTGGTGAAATATTGGCACTAAATATCAGCACGACAGATAGCGACACAATCGTATTTGATACATACAACCGAGAGGTGACGCTAAATGGGGTAGGCATCGATAATAACCTCACCAGCAGCCAATACTGGCGTTTGGTGCCAGGTCTAAATGAGCTGATTTTCAACACGTCGAATAGCACCGATACTGGCACAGCTATCGTCGAGTGGTACAACGGCTACACGGGAGTTGCCTGATGGATGGATACGTACCACCACGCTACACCATCGAGTTATGGCACCGCGGGAAGACCAAGGTGGCAGATATTACGAGGCTTTGCCAAGACATCGACTGGAGCATGACACGGAATGGTGTTGAGTCGCTGGATTTTAATATGTCGATGCCAGATTGGGAAGAGAAGTTCCGACGGATCGGCGAGAACCCAAACACTATCTTAAAACCATGGGTGAGCGACATTAGAGTTAAACGTAACGGCGAGTATTTGTTCGGTGCAGTGGTGGTAGAGGCAAACCGAAACCTGAACACCGATAACGCACGAATACTAGTGCAGTGCGACGGCTATTTGAATCTGATTGACGCACGATACTTGAACGGTCGCTGGAAAGGAATTGAGGCGACGGATATTGCTTGGGATATTATTCAGGAAGTGCAAAATAGACCTAATGGCGACGTCGGTATCACCAGGGGTAGCAGGCAGTACCGCACCGGCGTACGACGTGACAGAATGGATGACTGGGAAGATATCAATGCTAAAGATGCGTTGGTGTCGCTGACCAATTTGCAAGATGGTAAATTCGATTTTCGATTCACCTACGACCGCAAGTTTGAGACGTTTCAAACACTTGGTAATGAGCGGCCAGACGTGACAGTGCATTATCCTGATGACGGGTTGGGAATCGGTGCGATTCGGATGGAGCTGCCGCAATCTGGTGCGAACTTGTACAACAATATAATCGGCAAAGCCTCTGGTATGGGAGAAGAGACAATTCGCTATAGTGCTGAGGATGTTTTGAGCCAGCAGGAGTTCATTCTACGAGAGAAAGTGCAGTTGTACAACAGTATTAAAAATCTGAGCACACTGGCGGGGCACTGCGAAGCTGATGTGGCGGTAATGAGCCGACTGGTCGATTTGCCGCGCGTTACAGTGCGTGGCACGCAGTTTGATCTGAACAATATTGGTGTCGGCGATCGTATAGTTGTCGAGCAAAGCAAGTATTCATCTTGTCCTCTGAGTGGCTACTATCGTATCGAGCAACTGTCGGTGAAAGTCGATGAGAACATGAGCGAGGAAATAACCTTAACGCTGGATAACTACGACTTATGAGCGAACGATTGAACCTAGTGGAGGAGCGGCGTGCCATTGGCAGATTGCGGGCACTGCTACGTGCCACCGAGCAAATGAAAGCCGCACAGAGAACCAGCAACAACTCCGGCATTATTTATTACGAAACGAAAAGTGCACAGGAATACGACGCAATGATACCCGTCACACATGATCCCGCTTTTCTTGGTGGCATAGTAGTCAAAATTGAAACGACTTTCACCGCACGCAAACAACAGTGGCCGTACGTGCTGTTTTTGCCGCAGTTTTACGTCGGCGACAACCCTGACACGCTGACGGGTGCGCAGCCAGTCACCGGCAGTATTATTGATCAGAGTTCGCCAGATATCAATAAGTTAGAGGTGCCATATCAACTAGCGTTTAGCGCTACCGCCTCAATCGACAATCCACGACCAGGGCAAACAAAATACGTCTACGCCAAGTGTATTTTTCTGGGCACCGACAAGGGGTCGTTCAATATGAAAGCGAGCTTGCTATGAGCCGTCTGAACATGCTACCAGAAAACCAACTAGCGGACATCCTGACGTCGCTTGACCGCAATATTCGTGATCTAAAAACCGGTCAGGTGATGGCATCGAGTGGGCTGGTATTCTACGAAAGTGCCAGCAGTGGCGGTTGGGACTTTAGTCAAGTGGCTAATGTGATTGGCGGACAACAGCAGGCGTCTGGCGTGCCGTTTATCGTAACAGCGACAGCAAAAAAGGATAAAACATTCCTATTGGCCGATTTGATTATTGACAAGATGTTGATAAACAGTGCAGCACCAGTGCGTATTGACATAATACCAATATCGAGCGACGTGCGGCATGTTCGCAGATGGTTTGCATACGCGTATGTGCGAAAGGGATTGAACAGTGTGCTGACGCAGATGAAATGTGCCGTGGTGGCAAATACTAGTGTCGATTTGACAATCGAAAGTAGGATGTTATGAGGATTCAAGAGATAGACGGAGAGACGATGGCGCGAATCATTACGCGGTGCGAGCGTGAAATTACCGAAATGAAAGCCACGCAGCGTGTTGGTGCTGACGGCGTGCAGGTATTTCGCGTCAAGTTAGAGGTAACTATTGACAAGCGTGATGCGACGCTTTTGAGAAGATTTCGGATCGTATTTACGCCGAAAGCCAACACGTATCAGTCGGGCATGGTTTTTAAGCTGATGATCGGCAGGCGCAACAGTCATGGGTCGGGACTAGAGGATGTTACTCTCTATTTTCAGCGCCGGCGAAGCAGCGGCGGTGTACAGACGTGGCTAAATATATCAGATTTCTTGGTCGACCTCGGCAGCAATGCATTCAAAATCTACGCGTTCGCCACGTCTGATGGCGAGCTGAGGGTTGAGTATGTCTAATCTGTAATGTGGTAAGTGAGATGAGCAACACAGACGTATCAGCAAAAGAGTTCGGCGCATTGCAAGCCAAGGTCGAGTACATCAAGGACGGCGTTGACAGGCATACAGCAGCGCTTGAGCGTATAGAAAATATATTGAGTGGTAATATTTCGCGAGCTGAGCTCGGACAGTATAGAAAAGAGCTTACGGATGAGGTAGAACAGAAATACCTGCCTCGTAGCGATGTGGAAAGTTTGTTGAACTTTTGGCGGCTTATTACCAGCGGCTTAGCAAAGATATTTGCTGTAGCACTGGTGGCGTTCGCCGTGTATCTGACTGGCGTGATGGTCAAGCAAAGCCAAACGGTGACGACGTTAAAAGAGGATATACAGCATTTGGAGGCGAAGCGATGATACCGTTATTGCTGTCTATCATAACAACCGCTCTTGTTCTTTATCTGATTTTTTGTAATAACAACGATGATCGAGGAGGTCTAAAATGAAATTAAAACCATCAACTACACGCCAGCTATCTATAGCAGTAGGTTTGCTGTCCTTTGCAGCGTTTATTGTGCAAGGTCTGGGCGATACCTGGGGTTTTCAGGCAGTCGCCAAGCAGCTGACAAGTACCGCACTGCTGTTCGCCGGCGGCATTAACGTCTACTTCTTGGGCGTCACCAACCAAAAGAACAATCAAGACCGCAAAAAGGCTGAGACTGAGGAGAAATAATCATGAAGCTGAAAAATGCAATATCAAAGTCCATTGGCAAGATACTGAGCTACGTGTCGGCGCATTTGGCTGTCGTGCTACTACTGGTGGTGGCGGTGCTATCGGCAGCGTTTTTGCTTACTGGCAAGCAAGCTGAGGATGGCAGTATTACGCTTGATGGCTCAAAAGCTAAATATTCTAAGGCTCAAGAAAAGGCTTTGTGTGAGTTAGCGAAAAAACGGGATGATGCTATCGCTGGTATGCTGGGTTTGGACGTACCGCAAGATTCCGGCTCGGGCTGTGAAGCACCCGACAAAGAGTTAGCGCAGATGGGGTCAGGTGTTTATTACAAGACCGACCTATCCAGTCCTGCGGCGTTCGTAAACGCCATGAACGGCCGCGGCTTTAATGAGGGCTACGGCTTACAGTGTGTGGCAGGTTTCAAACAGTTTATGTTCAGTCTCTCAGGACGCGTCGTGGCTACCCGCACGGGTGGAGCAAGCGGCTACGCTAACCAGGTGGGTGAGATTCAAGCACTCGGCTTTACTTGGCACGGCGGGCAAGCTGGTATGAAAGATGGTGACTGGGCAATTTTCGGTGGCGGTACGTACGGACACGTCGCGATGTACTATCAGGGCAAGTTCTTTGGACAGAATCAAGGCTCGGGCAATATCTATGTCGGTAATGCGTTTAATCTGATGGATCTTGGCGGATACCGCAACTTAATCATTGGCTATTACCGCCCTAATATCTGGGCTAACGGCAGCGCCGCAAGCGCGCCAAGTGCGCCAGCAGCCAGCTCAAAAGCAGTGAATGACCAGGTCGTGGCTGATGTATTGAAAGGCGTGTACGGCAGCGGTAATGACCGCGTAGCACGATTACAAGCCGCTGGCTACAATCCAGCCGAAGTGCAAGCAGCCGTCAACTCACGCGTAGCAGCACAAGCACCGCGAATCAGCGCGCCGGCTTCGACAGGCTACATTCAGCGAAGCACTGGTAGCTACGTCGTACGCCGCGGCGATACGCTCGGCGACATCGCACTGCGTAACGGTTGGCATGGCACGAGTGGATTGTTCGGTAATTCTGGTTATACACAGCGGCTGGCTGAGCGAAATGGGATTAATAACCGCGGATTGATTTATCCAGGGCAAAGAATCAATCCATGAATCTACAGAAAATAACCATTTAAGAGAGAAGCATAATATGGAAAAAGTAGAGGACTACGAGGGAGGGGCGATTTACGTCACCAACAAAGGCAAACGAGACGAACTGTTTGTTTGGGTTAAAGATAACGTTGCTTACGGACCGTATGTAAGCCTGGAGATTGCCAGAAAAACGGTCAAAACTTACGTAAGTAATCCTGGCGGTGGCGGTGTCACCCAAGATGTCTCTGGCAAAGCTAACAAGAGCGGTGATACGTTCACGGGCATAATTCGTTCTACAGTGGATGCACTGCCATTCATTCATGAACGTGCTACACAGAACGTAGGCTTTGGCTTGAGCTCAGGGGGCGCGCCAACAATTTACAACAATACGAAGAACAAAAACCTAGTGCGTATATCGCCTACCGGTAATTTTGTTAAAATTCTTGATGTTGGGCATTTCTACGACACTGGTCAGCCCAACGGCAAAATCTCAGCCCCTCCAGGCTCAACCTACACCGACACAGCCGTAACCTGCGGCGCAGTAAAATGGATTAAGATGTGGAGTACGTCAAATACCGGCTGGACTGTCTTGTACGGCGATACAGGGTGGCGAGATATTAAAACTTTACTCGACCCGTTCTGGGACAACACGAGCAATATTCAGCTGCGGCGTATCAATAAAGTCGTGTATCTCCGCTCTAGCGGTTTGAAAGTTGGTGATAACCCAACTGGAGCACGAGGTACACTTAAAACACTCTTTGGTAAAGACGGTATGCCGCTCGGCTTTAGGAATAATGGTTGGGGCACGGCTCATGGAATTGTGAATATCGGCGGTTATCAGCTTGGTGCAGTCTACTCGCATCAAGCGACACATGACTTCGCCATACGAGGCGTGCCAGGCGCCGGCAACTGGACGAAAGGCGATGTGTGTTCGTTCAATCTATCATACGTCACTGAAAATGACTGGCCAACGGTACTGCCTGGGGGGGGGTGAGTAGTTAACCGTGAAACACTAAAATCTTACGATAACTTGTAAAAATTAAAGCTTTCAAGGAAATTTAGCGAAAGGAGCTATATGGATTACAAAACATTAACCGAAGAACAATTGCAAGAACAGCTGCAACTTATTATGAACGAGATTAACCGCCGGAATGACCTCAAAGAGATTCCAGAGCAAATAGATAGCCTCGCCAAGAAATACGAAGAACTTGGCGGGAATAAGGAAGAGCTTGTTCATAGGATTGAGAATAAGTAGTATACTATAAATGTTACCCCGCACTTGGCTAGAAGTCTCGTGCGGGTTTTTGATTACGCTTTTACTTACGCGATGATGTCTTAATTCTACACGGCAAATAACGTTAATATCGCCTAATCTGTACATTTATAATCAGGAGGATTCATATGGAAAATACTGAAAAAGTACAGAATTATAAGGGCGGCGAAATTCGCCGAACAGTTGACGGCTATTATATTTTCGTCAAGGGCGACGCGCACAGCGGGCCGTACGTGAGTATTTCGGCAGCTAAAGGCACGGTCGACACCACCGAGGCTGAGGCTGAAAGTGAGCCTACTGAGCCAGAGACACCAGCAGTAGAGTCTGCTGACGAGACTGTCGAGCCAGAAGTTGAAAATACCAATGATGAAGCTGAGGCCGAGACGGTCGACACCACCGAGGCTGAGGCTGAAAGCGCTGATGAAAAATAACTATGGCACTAGGTTTTCCTAATAGTAACGGTGGTCGTACTACTGATAGCGCACTATTCCACGCGCTCGGCAATGCTTTTGTCGGCTCATGGATTAGCGGCTTTAGAGTGCGTCAAGCCAGCCCTGTCGGCATGAATGTGCTGATCGGCGGCGAGAATGGCACACCTGACGACTTACTGGTGCGTGACGCTATGTCGGCAACGTTCCCAGTGAGCAACTTAAGCACGCAGCCAGTTCAAGCTAGTGTTACCACGGCAAATAGTGCTAATCCACGAATTGACGCGGTGGTGATTTATATCGACACAAACGTAGCTGCGTCGCAAGCTGTCGCTAACAATGAGAATCGCACAAAGGCTATTGTCGTTCCAGGCACGCCAGCAACCAACCCAAGTGCGCCTACACCATCTCAGATCAAGGCGAAGATTGGCGCGTCTAATCCATATGAAGTAATTGCCGAAATACGCGTAAACGCTGGCACGACGACGATTCTTGACTCTGTTATCACCGATAGGCGTAATCCAGCCACATTGGCTGACGGACGGATTAACAGGGCTGAAATGTTCAAAAACGGCGTGATTGGCTCTGACGCACTTGGCAATGATATAGTCCTACCACGACACTTGTCGCCGGCAGCCCGCGGCGACCGTAGTACGTCAGAAATCGATACTGGAATGAAGTGGATTGACGGCC